GGCATATCACTATCTGCTGAAACCATAGCTCCTGCATAAGCAAGTGCCATTCTTCCACCATCTAATGTCTTTTCATCAATGTATCTTTCGTTGAGGAATAGGGTTCTCTTATAGTTTGCGAAAGCTGCGGTTGATGCTATAACAGAGTTGATTTCGCCCATAGGAGTGATTACGTTTGAGGAAGTATAGATGTTATGCATCGCTCCAAGTCCACCAGTACCGAAGGCACCAGCAGCAGTTTGGAACTGATTGAAGAAACCGGGAACGTTAAGAGTGTTCTTGGCAAGACCACCAACAACAGAGGTTTGAGTAGCACCGGGAACACGGGGTTCAAGGAACTTGTTAGTGCCAGCGGTTGAACCGTTGAGAGTGTTCATTGTGGTAAGAGAAGCAGAAGTTCCAGCAAGGATTTGCTTATTAAGCTCTCTGCGAAGAAGAGACATAACGGAACGCATACGAGCTTCGACAATCTTAACGATTGCTTTCTCGCCAGAGTTTTCAAGCTCTTCTTTCTTACTGATTACGATTGGAGCAGCAAAGTCACACCAGTCATAAATGGCTGGTTTAAGAACGTCAGCAACTGCAAGTGATACTGGCTCATAACCAGTTGTCATTAGAGAAATGCTGGAGTGTTCTGCTACGGATAGTGGACGCTGAATCTTGATGCCACCATCTTCGTATTCAATACCACCGTGTTTTTTAGCGTCGTCAAGGAAGGGGACTTTCTTGAAGAGTTCATCTACTTCACCATCTCTGATTGAGTATAGGGTAGATGATAAGAGGTCATTAGTTATTGCCATTTTCTTATCTCCTGTTGGAATGTTTAGTTAAATACATTTAGTTGTTAATCTTACTTGATAGTCCCGTAGGTTATTATCTGTAAGGGTCAACAACTAATGTAAAGTATTCCGTAAGGAGGTTTAGCATTTAGTTGTCTGTCCTATTAGATAAAGGGAACGTCAAGTATTATCGTCTAATCCTGTTGCTGTTCTTATTTACTGATGCTGATGCTTCTGGATTATTCTTAAACCATTGATAGGATTCCCAAGCATCCTTAAACTTTGGCACAGTAACACCATTTACATTTTGTCCTGTNGAGGTTTTGTTAGTAGCAGATACTCTTGCCTTGGCAGCTTCTTTTTCTTTACCAGAATATTCAGCAGCCTTCTGTCCCTTGACAATGTAGTAAGCATCTTCAAGTTTTAAATCTTCTCTTGAAATAAGAAGTTTAGCAATATCATCTCTGTAACTTAATAGGTCTGGGTTTGCAGATTTAAATGCTTCTAACTGCGCTCCACGTTTAGCTTGCTCTAACTCCATCTGTAAAGGATTAAGCATTTGCTGAAACATCTTTGCAGCTTCTTGCTGGATACGTTGCTGCATACCTTCTTCTGACCAAGCATCGTGTTCTATTGGTTTGGAAGCCAACTCATTTATCTGTTTCTGNAAACCACCACCAAGAAGAAGCTCNCGTTCTTTTATTAGGTTTGCTCTTTCAGCATCTAACGCTCTTCGTTGGTCTGCTACTTCTTGTGTTTTCTGTGTGGACATAGCTCGTAAGTTAGAGACAAGCTTTCTTGCATCCTCTGGTAAGTGCTGTAAGATTTCGTTATATGGTTTCAGACCTTTGTGGGTTTGTCCCATTATAGGGTCGTCACCAAAATCTGCTGACATTAACTCTTCAAGAGTTATTTGATAATCTCCCTCAACAGGTGTCTCTACTACTTCGGGAGTGGTGCCTACTTCGGCAGTTCCATTTACTTCTTCCATTTTATTATTCCTTTTTTATTGTTACATACGAGAAGCAAAAAGTGCTTCTATATTTGGTGATTGCTCTTCTGTCTTTGCCATAGCCATAGGGTCACCCATTGGCTCTTGGTTAGATGGTGTTTCCATCTCTGTTGGTTTGCTCTTTAAGAACTTTTTAAATGCTGGAACTTTGGATAATCTGTCAAGCTTTCCAGCAATAATGATTACCGAACTATCTCCACCTTTCATTTCGTCAAGAGAGTATTCAAGTTCTGATGGGACTTCTTCCATTCCAACAGCATCGGTTACTGCTTGTGCAATCATAGCAAGAGCACGGACTACTTCTGGTGTAAGTGCTTTTTCTTTTATAGGTGGTAATCCAAAGAGAGGAAGAACTTTATTAAGAGCATTTGACAATCCTATCAAAGCTTTGGGTGATACATTGACACCTTCAAGAAGAGACATATATCCTTCGTCCTCTTCCTGTTTAGCCATATCAATATCACCTTTTAGTTTCTCTCCCATACCCTTGATGGATTCTTCTTCTCCACCCATTTCCATTTCCATTTCTATCATTGGTTTTGCCATAGTTTATTCTCCTGTAAATGTGTTTGCTGAAAGTGTTTTAACTGCACCTGTTTCGCCAATACAATCTTTGGCTGGCAGGACTTCTTCTATTGCTCTTACTTTTGCTTGAACCGAACCACCATACTGTTCAACTTTATCTTTATATGATTGTAGGATTTTGTCCTGTTCCATTTTAATGTTAAGTTCTGCTGACATTCTTTTCTCAACGAATGAATCTCCACCAACATCTTCAAGAGGAATAAGACCTTTGCTTTTGGCAATCCTTTCTCTATCCATCGAGTTATAGTAAGTAGCTCCAAGTCCTCTATCATAGCAACCATTAACTCCCCACTTACCAGTTTGGTCGCCCCACTTACCAGCAGTTTTAGCTGGTGCAGATACTAATGGTTTTAGCCTATCATCACAGGTAGAACAATATTGAATATCTTTATTCTCAAACTTGCATAATCTTTCTGTTTGTTTTTTACAGGTGTAGCAAATATAATCATACATAGGCATTAGTTAAACCCTCTCTGGTGTTGGTGCGCTTGTTGGCATAGTAGGAATGGACTGCGATAGTTGCTCTGCAAGGGCAGCAGAAGGCAGTTGTGATGGGTCGTCAGGCATTGGCATACCTACCGATGGTAAAGCGGCTGGAGGGGCAGGAGGAGCGGCTGGCATCTCTTCTCCAAATGACTTGGGTAAATCAAACTGACGAATGATTTGTTCCTTAATCTTTGCTGGGTCAATACCTAATCCTTGGAGAACAGGAAGAAGTTGGATAAGCTCGTTACGTTTCATAACAGAAGCAACAGGAGTATTGGATTGGTCAGAAGCAGCAAAGCGGAACTTACCTTCCAGTTTCTCTGCGGTGACACGGAATACTTCTCCATCAGCAATAACTGTATCTTCCACATCTTCTGATTTAAGAAGGTCAACCAACATACGAATATAAATCTGTGACATTAGTTCGATTGCTTCGTCACGCTCTCTTGCCATTTTACCAATCTCTGATGCAGTATAGTTGGCAAGTGCAGCTACTTCTGTGGCTGTTGCTTTGGTTGCTTCTCCTCTGGTAAAGGGAGCTAATACTGAACCTCTCTGCAAGTCGGATTCAATAGCAAGTAAGTATCGGTCAAAGTTTGTGGAGAGTGGCGGAACTTCTACAACCTTAATAAGACCATCAAGAGAATCAGCATCAACAGCAATCATCGCACCATCTACACCAGCAGTAATCTTTGCTAATGCATCTTCGTCAATCTTGCCTTCTTTGTAAAGGTATTGTCTGCTGTCTCTACGAATAGCATTTGCCCAGAAAGAACGAACAATATTCTTTTCAAAGATTTGGTCGTAGATACGGAAGAGAGAAGAATATCCTTCCATTGGAGAATCGGGGATGCGTGAGTAATAAAGAGGAACGATAGGAGGAAGTGGCACATCGTCATAACTTCTTACAGGAATAGGAGATACTTCATCAAGTAGTTTTTCTCCGCTGGAATAGTTAGGTGACCAGAAGTATAAGCAATCATATACAAGGTCATAGAGTTCAACAACTTCAATGTATTTATATTCATCTGGAATATCTTCATCTTGTGCTGTCTTGTAAGGATGGGCTTGCTGCTCAAAGTAATCAGCCTTAACTACTGCTTGGTATTTCTTACTACCAAATATACCTTTTGCTTTGGAAACAGGACACCAATAAACGTGACCAACAAATCTTTGGTCTTGCCATTTAGATGCATCATTATCTACAATGACTTCCCAAGGAGGAACAGGTCTAACAGAAACCTTATCAAAGACGATAGAGGATTCTTTGGGTGCAAGCTTAAAGAAAGAGTTAGGATAGATAAGAGCAAGTCGTGATGCGTTTTCTAATACTTGTCTTTGGTCATAGAGCCAACGATTAGCAAGAGCTTTAACTACTGCATCGTTTCCTTTACGGACAGAATCCTTACCTACTTCTACTGCTGGAAACTTGGAGAAGAGAGAAGCAATATACCCTTCAATGAAAGCATAACCATCAGCAATCTCTACACGAATATTGGTAGGGTCAAAGGTTATATCCTCAAACATTCTTGTTTCATAAGTATTCTTTAACTTACGCATAAGAGAAGCAGAGTTATTCCAATAGTTCTTATGGTTCTGGTAGATTGCTCTGACAAGATTGACTGTATCTTTTTCTGTTCTTGACATATATAGTGCTTCCTATTGTTGTTGGTTTTGTCTAATAACGTCTAATGTTTAGAGCGTTGGCGTTGGCTACTATTCTTTCTGCTCTTTTTTCTTTTACCCATTGAGGAAGAAAAGCCTTCGTGGGTAATCTTACTTGCTTCATACATTGATAGGCAAGAGCTAATGCTACTGCACTATCGGCGTGTGCTCCATTGGCTCTGATTAAAGATATATTATATTTACTATCCAGTTTAATAGAACGCAACTCTCCCAAGGTGACAGTATCTATTTGATGTAGAGTTCCAGAACGTATAGCTTCTTTTAACTCTTCAAACATTACTCGCTTATTTGTTTGTGTTGTTGTCCAATACTTATCATCTGCTGACTTCCATAGATTAGAACCAGAGAGACATTGTAATACTACGATGCCTACGTTGTTTGATTCTACCAATATCTTGGCTCCATTATATTCTTGGGAGATAGAGAATAACTCTTGTGCTAAATCTGTGGGTGTTGTCATATTACATCTAAATATTCCAACAGGTTGACCAGTAGTTTTAGATAGAACAAATGCTACTGAATAATCTTTGCCTGTTCCAGAACCTACGTCAACTCCAATAGCATAAGTATCATTAGGATTTACATCAGCCAGAGGGTTCCATCTATCCATATCTATATCAAGTTCTTCGACATAGTTTAAATCATCCTCTGTTAAATAAGCATCACCCGATTGTGAGTATGCATCTTCCAATGAAGCAGGATATTCTCTTTTAAACTTTGAGTAATCTCCTAACTT